TGATGTCACAGATACTAGAGAAGCTGAATAAATGACTGTATTAGTAGCAAACATCGACGTAACGACAGACAGCTTTGGTCAGTGGATCACGAAGACGAACGTGCTTTCGGACGCTATGTCCAACAAAGTCGTTACGGTAAACTCAAACACTGCGACTGGCAACGCTGCTATAACTGGTTCATTCTCTGCCGCCAACGTATACGCAAACAATATCTCTGGTGGAAATAACTCCGTAGCTGCACCTCTTGTGGTAGTAACAAATACTACTTTCAGCGCAAACGTTACTATGACTGGAGCTAGAACCAACCTCGGTCTGCCTGCAAACGTAGCCATACAGGGCGGTAACTCTACTTTCAGAGTACTGACTGTAAACAGCTCTGCCAGCAATACTATGTACGTTGGTCAGATCAGCTTTGCAGACCACTCGGACGCCAACGTTGCTTCTCCAGCCAACGGTCACGTCTTGGTATACAGCACTGCAAACGGCTGGTACAACACGAACACAGTAAACATAAATACCTCAACTGGAATCATCTCGGCGTCTGGATTCCAGTACTCGAATGGTCAGACCTTCAGTGCACTGAAGGTCTACTATGCAAACGGCACGCAAGCATTCCCATAAGATCGTGAATTAATGGCCACTCAATTAAAGATCAATTCAACAACTCCAAAGTCTCTAGCAGAGATGTCGAGCGCCGATCTAGACTACTCGGTGTACCAGATCTTACTTTCTTTAGTGAGTTCTGATACCGATATTGGGTCAATTCAAGTAAATCCAAGCAGCACTACTGGGTTGACACTCATCGGGTCATATGTTGATACCTACATCCCATCTACTCCTGGAAGTCATCCTGTTGGAACTAGTCCAACTACTACTACGTATAACTTCTACCAGAATCAAGGCTCTGCTTCCGAATCTCTCACTAGACCGGTGGAGTACAGCTCTGGAATAAAAGAGCAGACTGATACTAACTTAAATGCAAGCATCATAAGTAGAGCGCTCGCCAACTTAGTATCTTCCGGAATAGGTAGTTATCAGTTAAACCCTACTAGTCCTGCAGGTGGAACGTGGGTATCTAAGTCTACTCTAACTAACTATCTTGACAATACTACTTCAAACGTTACTTACTTATGGAGAAAGACTAATGTAGCGTCTCCTCCTTCTACAGTAAGACCGATTAAGATATTAAGTGGGTCGCCAATAACTCTAAAAGAGATGTCTGATGCTGAGATACAGTCTCTAACAAAAAGACTTCAGAACCAGCTTGTCTCTACTGGAATAGGAAAGTGTTTAGTTCAGTCTTCAGCTCCCGTAACCGGTGGTACCTGGGTATCTGTAGGATCTCAGTTTCTTGATACTACAAGAACGACTTCTGACGCAGCATATACGGGCTACTATACTGGACCATACACCGGATACTATACTGGACCGTACACCGGATACTATACTGGACCTACGTATAGTGGTGCATATACAGGTTTTTATACTGGAGGGACGTATTCGGGTAACTATACTGGATACTATACCATCTACTACTCCGGTCGTCCAGGTGGTTCTACTCCTCATACATATACAGGATATTATACTGGAACCTACAGTGGTAACTATACTGGCTATTATACTGGAACCTATACTGGCTACTATTCTGGAACCTACACTGGTTACTATTCTGGAACCTACACTGGTTACTATACCGGAACTACATTAAATAATGACAGCTCAACTATTTCATCAGTCTACTTATGGGTAAGGACGGCTTAAAATGGCAAGACAAATAATCAATCCTAGATGGGGTAATGAAGAGAAGACCCACATCGTTGCTGGATTCAAATATGATGATGGAAAGATCGTCAATGTTTCTATCACTAATGAAGGTGATGCTAATGATAATCCTGACTGGGCAGAGATCATGGCGACTGTTGGTGTAGCCGGCATTGATAAAAACACCAAAGATGCTATAGAAGATCATAACTCGCGCAAGCAGCAGAGACAAGAACAAGAGATTCTTGATAGAGACAGAAGAAAAAAAGAAGCCCTCTTCAATGCAAAGGCTGAAGCATTTGATATAGACTTAGTTAAGAACTCAAAGAATAGGGACGTCAAAAATAAAATTAGACGTGCATCTTCTATTACTGAAGTTCTAGTCTATACTTCCATGCTGCACATGTTAGAAGATCCGCTAGCTAATCCACTAGTAGCTAGAATGGACGATCCTTCTAATTCAGTTGCAGATCATCAAGACAAAGATTTAATTACAAATTCATAATATGAATAAATTTGGTTATGTATACGTGGCGTCACTGTCTGGCGCGTACTATAAAGCAGCAGTAGACTCTGCGATATCGCTTCGCGATTATTATCCCGAAGCTGACATCACCATCTTCACTCATGAAAAGTTGTTAAAAGAATCTGACAAAAATCTATTTAACAAGGTCTTTACTGGGATTCCGACACACTCCCGTGCAAAGATGTGGGGCATGTCTAGGTCTCCATACAGTAAGACTCTGTATCTAGACTGCGATACTGAAATTAGATCTGAGAATATCAAGAATGTATTTGACATTCTTGAAGACCGTGATATAATGTTTACTAAGATCATACCGCATGTTAGTAAAAATCGAATAATCGACAGCAGCAATCAACTAGAATATCACGGTGGCATTATTCTATACAATTCAGAAAAGCTTACACTTGAGCTTATTAATGAATGGTACAGTCTATATACTGAGCAGAGGACTTGTGACTGGAAGAATTCTAGATTCTCTGAGTATCATCCTGGAATGCAGCGATGGGACCAATTTACTATCTGGTATCTACTCCAGCAAGAAAAGTATAAGAGTATAAAGCATTCGCTGTTTCCAAACGGTGGTCATGAATACAACTATATCTATCTGCTAGAAGACGATAAGCCAGATAACTTGCCATATAGAGACCTTGAGCAGATAATCTATCACTATACAATACCAGCGAGCAGAGTGAATGAAAGCTATATCTTCCCTACACCCGGATCTACTTCAGATTTTAACTGAGTTCAGTGACTTCTTCTATAACAGAGATAACTCTCACCTAGAGAGTTTTATGGGCCTAGACCCAAAGATGAAAGACATAATAGTCAAGGATAAGCGCGAAGAGGCGATCTCCATGGACTATCTGAGGAGTGCTCTCAATACTCCAATCAAGTATGGATTCCCAAGAAATACATGGGGACTAGAGCTCTCTCAAGAGAAGCAGTGGATTAAAGACAAAGATCTAATTCGCAGATCCTCAAAGACAAACGATGATCTCATGGACTTCTTTGGTGCCAGAAACAACGCGCTACAGATGTACTACCCTGCCGGTGGCTACATAGGCTGGCACAACAACTGCAACGCTCCCGGTTACAACATCATTCTTTCATGCAACCCAGGTGCAGACGGATACTTTGACCACTACGACCACGTAGAGGGAAAGCTTAATAGGTATCAAGATGAGTCGGGATGGAACTGCAAGGTGGGTTACTTTGGATCTGATAAAGAACCTGAAAAGGTATTCTGGCACTGCGCCGCTACGAACACACCGCGAGTGACTCTGAGCTACGTCATCTACGACAAGAACCTATGGCAGGACATGGTCGATGACATCGACTACTCACGTTAACTTTATATGTCTGAAGTGGGGAACTAAGTATGGACCCGAGTATGTCAATAGACTCTATAGCTCAATCAAGCGATTTTATTCTGGACCTTGTACTCTTTATTGCTTTACCGATTCTGGCTTGGATCTTGCTGACGGAATAGTAGTAAAGGACATCGCTGAACTTCGCGTAAATCCATCTACATGCTTTACAGTAGAGAAGATCTTCTTATTTGACATGGAGCCGTTTAACTCTGGAAAGAACGTGTTTTTAGACATAGACGTACTTCTCATGGGTGACGTGACTGCCTATCTAGAAGAATATGACTTTGTTGAACCACGTTTTACGATCAACCAGCAGCCTGACTTTGACTACAAGTTTTTTGCTGACATACACTCTCAGTATGGACCAAACTATGTCAACAGCTCTTTCATCTCATGGAAAGAAGACCAGCTCAACTGGTTAACCAAGTTCTACTTAAAAAATCAGACAGTTGCTGATTTTATGTATGAGGACCTAGACACTTTTCTCTTTCATTCAGTAAAGAAAAAGCTAAAGTACCACCCATACCATATGATCTACTCTTACAATTCTTTCTGGAAGAAACTTAACAGACCAATAGTGTTCTTTAATACTTCTCACGGGCGCGGAGTTGAGCTTCATCAGGGTCCGGACTGGGCAAGAGAAGCTTGGGTTGGTAGTGAATTAGTATAGCCGGGTCCTCAAAGTATGGATCACCTATCACAGAGTCTATTCTACGACTGAAGTACTTAACTCTACCATTTCGATTTATAAAAGTATCGTCTCCGTAGTTTTGAGAAGTGTGCTTAAACACGTCATCCAACAACATGTCTATCAGGTAGGTATGGTCACCTCGCCATCCCATCACTGATGTATTACCGTAGCACAGAAAGGCTTCAGTTGCAACTCTAGTTGAATTCTGAGCAAAATAAGCCTCGTCTTTCCACGGAGTATCAACTACGCTTATATAATTGTCGACGATGTCTTCCAAGAGAAAGTCCAGTTTCATTTTTACGTCGACGTCTAGATCAAAGTAGAGACCATAGTCAGCGTACTTGAATATGAGTACCTTGTTCCACCAAGTGTCTAGGTCGTACTCCCTGATATCTATGAAGGTGATCGGCAAGTCAGAAGATAGAGTCTGGTCTGTCAGACATACTAGGTTGAACTCGCGCGATAAATACCTATCGAGCAGACCATAGAGTCGCTCGACGTGGTGTATTGTATACTTGGGCTTGGTAAGGACGCAGAATACGTTTATGATGAATGGTGTAGTCAAGTTCATAACTCTCAAGTGGGGGACCAAGTATGGACCCGAATACGTCAACAGGCTCTACAACTCGATTAAGAAGACCTACAGCGGTCCATTTGAATTCTACTGCTTTACAGACAATCCTGATGGTCTCTCATGTAAGACTATAGACATCAATACTCTACCGAATCATGGATCAAAAGTATTTACTGCAGTTAAGCTTGACTTATTTAATGGGTTGCCGTTTGAGGGCCCTTATGTGTTACTAGACTTAGATATATTGATCTTAAGAGACTTAAAACAGTACTTTGACGAGTATGAGTTTTCAGAGCCTAGATTTATAAAGTGCAGCTGGCAGCCTCCCGAGAGGATCTATGAGTCTTACTACAAGGGAGACTGCTATGTTAACAGCTCATTTGTTACATGGACTGGAGACCAGCTAACATGGGTACAGAGTAGGCTGGAAGAAGTAAAAGAAGTGGTGTTGCATAAGATCCCGTCTTTTGATAAGTTCTTGTTCTACACTAGTAGAAAACGGTTGACATTTCATCCAGATAGTATAGTATATGGATATAGCTTTGGCACAGTCTGGCCAGACACCGAGCCAGACTTATATAGACCAAACTACTTCATAGCTCTATTCCATACATCGCACAGACAAGGAATTGAGCTCCATCAAGCAGAAGGTTGGGCTAAAGATCTATGGATAAGCTATGAAAGATGATTTTCAAAAGATATATGATACTTACTCCGACATACAGGAGAAGTGGAGTGCAGAGTACAATGTACCTAATATATTGTTTGACCTTCATGGGAGTCATAAGTACATATTAAAGTATACAGTCTTATTTGAGACTATACACATGCACTATGAATCTCTTAATAGAGTTACAATAATGGCTTCAGCAGATCCTATCGCGCTGTGCTATCTACTTAAGAAGTTCTATAATAGTAAGATAACTATAGTCTCAGATCATCCATTGCTCGATAGAGTAGGAAATTTCTTTAGAGAAGAATACGGAGCTGAGGTTGTAGACCTTAACCCTATGTTTGATGACTGCAGTGAATACATAAAAGATGCTGATCTCGTTATATTCCCAGAGTTTGAGTACTTTGCACCCCTGAGTATGATTAAATACTACGATAAAGAAGTAGAGACTCTAGTCATATATTATATAGAAATAGCAAATAATAATAACATGAGACAGATGATACTCTCTGAGTATGAGCTCGAAGAGAAGTGTGACTTCAAGGAAGTAAAAGAATCTGGTAAGTTTAAGAATGTAGACAATAGAAATGTATTCTACTCAATAGGAGTAAGGTAATGTCAACAGAAGACTGGAACAAAGCAAAGAGTGCTTGGGAATACACTAAGACTAGAAGTAAGTACCACTTCAACACGAGCATTCGAGACATGAGATGGGACACGGTAATCGGTCTCGGCAAGTTTACTGGAGACTGGCAGGAAGAGCTCTCACAGCAGGTCGAGGACTCTACACCTGTCACCATCGCCACTCGCAGGAACCAGTGGAGACGCGAGCACGATAAGGTGAAGTTAAATACTGCTGAGACCAACGACTTCATCGAGGTCGGTGCAGATCCAGAGATGACTATCTTCAGGGTACAGCACGACCTATCACCTACTTTCCAGAAGATGGTAGACATGATCGGTCTAGACCAACACGAGTCTCGACTTCATGTCCAGTATCCAGGTGAGGCGTTCCTTGGTCACGTCGATCGCTTC